TCAGTACAATTCCACTTGCAGGTGCTCTGCAATCCGGTTAACGATAGCATCCTTATGTCCGTCAGGATAACTTTCAAATGCAAGTTGCACAAGGCCGTCGCAATCTTGCCCGTCCAACCCGGTATCCTGCGTCAACATGAGCGCAAGCAACTGCGCTCGGTCTAGCGAAAGAATCCAGCGCCGTGTGCGGCGCACGCGCATTGCCCTAAGGAGTCTTTTCAATCGTCCCATGGCAGCCCTCGCGTTGGCCGCCAGATTTTACCACGCCTTCAGATTGTAATTAGAAATTCAACCATGCGGTCTTTCAGGTTCGCTTGGTCCGCATGTATCGAACGGCTGTCGGTTCCACCAACCGCTTCGCGGGAAACAAGCGTCACCCATTCTGACTTTAGCTGCACGGCCTTATCCAGTGTGGCTTCGTCTACCGCAGAGGCGTCTATAACTTCTTGGCACTTTAGAACGAGGGTATTTAGATGCATTTGTTCGAGGTCTATCTTTTTATTCAGCATGTCTTAAATTCTAGTGATGCTGCTGGAAGACCCGCAACCAATGGCATGGGCCATGGTTTGGCTGTGTATCTGCCGGGCTTTTCACTTGCTGGTAGTCAAGGTTACCCACGTACCGTTCGCATTCAGCCAATCCGCTTGTAAGCTGGGGCTGGATGAACTGGCGAAGATACAGCAATCCTGAGAACTGGCACCGATACGCAAATTTGTTTCCTGCCATGAGCGGTGAGGAACTTGACTCGCTTGCGGAAAATATCAAGGAAAATGGCCTCCAAGAACCGATTAGGCTGTTTGAAGGCAAAGTTCTCGACGGGCGGAATCGGGCGATGGCCTGCGCGAAAGCAGACCAGCCGCCCCGATTCGTGCAATGGCACAAGAACGGAGTGGGGCCACTTGCTTTCGTCATTGCAGAAAACTTAGAGCGCAGGCATTTGAGCATTAGCCAACGCGCTGCTATCGCAGCAATGCTGCTACCGGAACTGCGGAAGGAAGCGCGTGCCCGCCAATCAGACGCGGGCAGGCACGGGGCAAAGGGCGGGCGTGGCAACAGGAACCTAAAACCCTTAGCGAAAAAGTGCGCTAAGGGTTCAGGAAAATCAGCCCAACTGGCGGCTGCACGTTTTGGTATTTCAGCACGCACCATAGAAAAGGTCGCTGCTTTAGGGAGTAAGAAACCCGGCATACTTCAACAGATAGCAAAAGGAAAAATAACAATCGAACAAGCGGATAAGGCGCTGAACAGCCGGGGCGAACTTCACGAGCGTTTTGTTGCACCCCCATTCTCGGTGCTCGATGCACGGCAGGGATACTGGCAGGAAAGAAAACAGTTTTGGCTTAGGAATGGTGTTGTGTACGGCGGGCATAACCAACAACTTAATAGCAACCTGCCCGGCCAACACCTTGGTCCTTTTCTGGAGCACTCCGCTTCTGACCCTGTATTAGATGAGTGCGTATATCGTTGGTTCGTACCTACGGGTGGGCGCGTGCTGGACCCCTTCGCCGGTGAATCCACCAAGGGAATTGTGGCGGCCAAGAGTGGATTGGACTATACCGGGGTTGACTTGCGCCCTGAACAAATCGAGCAGAACCGCAGCCAAGCAAGAAAGGTTGGCGTATCCCCGAAATGGTGCTGCGGTGATAGCGCGAAACTATCAGAGCTGTTACCCGCCAGCCAACGCTTCGACCTAGTTTTCACCAGCCCGCCGTACTACGACATGGAAGTTTACAGCAGGAACAAGAAGGATGGTTCCGCCTTCACAACGTACGAAGAATTTCTCGAATGGTATGAAAACATTTTCCGCCAAGCCGTGGCCCTGTTGAAACCGAACCGCTTCCTTGTGGTGAAGGTTGGCGAGGTACGCGATGGCCAAGGCTTCTACCGGAACTTTGTGGGCGATAACATTTCGTGCTTTCTGCGGCTCGGGCTTCGCTATTACAACGAAGCGATACTGGTTACTTCATTCGGAACGGCAGCCGTTCGCGTGGGTGCACAATTTCCGAATTACCGCAAGATGGTGAAAACCCACCAAAACCTACTGTGCTTCTTCCACGGAGATAATCCTAAACTGATTCCGCAAGAACTTGGTGTGTTGGGCGAATAGAGAAAGCAACTCAACCGCATGGCCGCCCGAAACACTGCGGAAAGTTGATTCACCTCCGCTGTTCGTCCTCCCTTTGTAATTCCTGCAACAGCTCGTCAATCTTTTCATCCGCATTAAAAGCGATACGCCGCGCAAACACCAGCACGGTCCGTAGGTCTTGGGCACTGACCCCCTCTATGCCGCTATGGATTTCAGCAAGGTTGTTGTTGTTGGCGTCGGTAAGCGTAATCGTTGGCGGGCCTTCTGGCGCTCCCCAACTGTCGCGTGAGGTGTACGGAAGCAGTGTGAGCATGTACTTGCCCAACATAGGGGCCACGAATTTATCATCCTCTGCCGTGGGCTGCCAAGGCAGTTTCTTCGCAATGGTTTTCCTAAGTATCTCCTGAAATAGGGCAAGGGCTTTCGGGTCATCCATTATCTGCCTCATCGTTTCTCCTCATCGCAGAAGCGTGCTCCTCGACGAAGATGTCTCTAATTTTCGTGCAACTGGCTTGCATTTGCGAAATCTGCCGGGGCGTCGGCGGGGCAGCAGCCCCAATCAACCTTGAAGCAATGGCGCGCAGCGCCTCCAACTGCGACTTGGCATTAAGGAAATTGTTCTTGGAAGCAGTAGAGATACTGGTATCCGCAGCAAAACGATGAATTATTGTCAGCGCGCGGTCGTGAAGATCATTGCTCCGCAGCCGGGCTAGGTCATATTCTCCGAGGTCAATTAGGTTCGCCACTTCTGCCGCGAGCTTTTGCGCACTGTTGATTTCTTCAGCCAAGGAATTTGAAAGCACTGCTTTTCGTGCTTCCTTAGCAGCCTTTGACGCTCCCTTGGCAAACAAGGCCGCCACGCCTGAGAGAAGTAAGCCTGCTACGCCCGCGAGGTCACCCCAATGGCAGCGTACAAAATCAAGCGTCTGCGAAGTGAGTGTCGGTTCGTTCAGCGGTAGTCACCCCTTTGTGTGCCTGATTGTAACTCACACGGTTTGTTTTGTTCGGCAACGTAACTGAGGCAGAGATAACGGAATGGCCGCCAGCAGGACGAGATTTTCCTCGCCACCGGGCTACCTGTCGCCTAGAGTCTCGCTCAACCCGGCATTCCGGGCGGAGGCCATAAAATGAAGCGAAAACCCGGCAAGCCGGTTCAGGGCAAGAAAACTTGGGCGCAGGCAAATGGCGCAAAAGCAGCGAGGTTGTTCAAGGCAGGAAAAAACGTTCCTGAGATTGCGGAACAGTTCGGGGACCGGACAAAGCAGAACCGCGTACGCGGCGCACTGTTCGCGGCTGGCGTCTACAAGTACAAGCACGCAGCCAAGAAGGTTAGTCTTAGCAAGTAAACCAGACCACGCGGCAGAAACGGGCAGCCCCAAAAGGGTTGCCCATTCTTTGTCTAGCGCGGTTTGGTGTGGTAAACGCCTGCATGTTTCAACACTGACACAACAGCAGCAATGCGTGGGCTTTTTTTACCCGGACAGTTGCCGGTTCCAACCTCGCGGGCAATCGCTGAAACGCGCCAACCCGCCCGGTATAGTTCGACAATTTGTTCGTGTTTACTTGCCAACTTGTAATGCCGTGAAAAAACAACTGCTGCGGGTTGCTGCTTGGGCTTGGGCCGTGGCCCCACGGGCGTGCGTGACCATTCAGCTTTGCGCTGCGCCAGTTCGGCACGGTACTTCTCTTTTCCACCATTAAGCGTGGCCCATGCTTTATGAAGCATAAAGATTGTGCGCCTAACCTGTGGCGGTTTAATTCCAAGTTCTGCGCCCACGCCTACCGAATCAAGCCCAACGGAATAATATAAGTGGATAGTGCGAGCGATGCATCCCAATCCACCGTCTTTGCGTTCAAATCGCAGACGGGTGTCCAAATTTTCTATCAGCGTTTCCAACTGACGAACACGAGGCGCCTTCGGGTTCTGCTTTTTCAGGCCGACGTATTCTGCGGACAATTTATCTATCAGGGCAACCAAGCTGGAGCAGCGGGCAACAATCGTTGCCTGCGCCATTGCGAGGCGCATGTCCAAGGGAAGACATTTCATGACGGACGGGCTTCTGTGCCACAAATTCAGCGCCCGGCGTTCCATAAAATACACCAGCAGTTCGCGCTGTTCGGAATAGTTCAGCGCCCATGAGGGCGTTGGCAGCCTGCGTTCCCCGGATTGCTTCCGGGTTTGAACGGCCATGCGTTCGTAATCAGAAAAAGAGACGCCGGGTGTTTCCCATTCCCCGAGGCCACGATAGACGGCAGAAACAGGTTGGATAGGCATTGTTGATATAGGCAAATCGTGTAAGGGCCGAACGCGCTGGCAGACTTTTGTCTTTGCGGCCCTTCCCGCTGGCCAGCGTGTTCGGGTTGTTATGTCGGAGTGTCTGCCTGCGTGAAGCAAGGTTCTGCGCCCGACATGCTGTTAAGGCCGCGCAGCGGCACCACTTGTGTTGCTAATGTCTTGGCCGGTTAATGGCCCTTCCCTAAGGACTGTGGCCCGGCCTGCTGCGCCGCCACATGGGCGTAATCTTGTTTGAGACTTTCAGCCACACGCCGGGCAGGTTCTCCACGGCGCGGGCGAAAGAATGTTGGCCGGGGAAAAGGAAATAACCCCGGCCTGCACGTGCGGAGCCACTTGAAAGCCGGTTCCTTAGGCCGTACCTTTCAGAACTCTCCGCCAGCAAAGTCTTGTTAACCCCTGCGTTCAGCTTTCGCCAAGTGGGGTGGATTGTTTCTGTCGATTTTCTTTTGCAGCGCCAGCAGTTCGCGGGCGATAATCTGCGCCGCCTGCCGTGACAATCCTGCGTTCGCAAGCTGAACTTCCAGCGGTTGCGTGGGCTGCGCTGTTTGTGCGGCGCGTTCCGCGTCGCCATCAGCCCGCAGCTTGTTGAATTCGTCGCCCGAAAGCGTGCGCCCGGCGTTAAGGGTTGTATCTGGTCCCTGCCAACCGCTGGTCGTATCGACCCGGCCCGGCACCGTGTTCCCGTGCGTCAGTTTTGGTTCTTCGCCTTGCACTGTGGTCATTTGCCTTCCCTCCCTGTTGCTGAATATTTCTGCCGGGGTCATCGCAGTTGCCTTTGTTGGTTGTGTCACTCCTAGCTAGTAACCACAACCAAGCGCAGCTCGCCCGGCAAACTCTTTTACCGCGTTCGCCCTGCGGCGTTCGCCATGCGAATGCGCAAGTTTTCATCCGCTACCAGTTCGCGGGCAGTTGCCTGCCGCGCCCGGCTGCGGTCATCCGGTTCGCAGTAATCCGTGTCCGGTTCACATTCCCCGAACGAATACGCGCCGTCTTCGTCGCGTTCGTAAGACATTTTGCAGCGCGTGTCCGAATCCAGATGCCGCGTATAGCAGCGCTTCTGGTCGTATCGAACGAGATAATGCGCAGGATGTGCGCCGCTGCGCGTGCTGCCAAACCTTTCGGCAATGGCTTCCTGCATTTCGTCTGTGAAATCTTCTTCGCCTTCCGGTTCGCTGTTGTCGGTATCTGACCGGGTAGCGACTGCAATACTTGCTTGGTGAATTCTTTCCTGCCGCGCCCATTCGCCGGGCATAGCCTGCACGCGGGCAAGCAGCGCGGCGCTGTCTGCGGTGGCTGCAATTGAACGGGCGTCGGCGCTGGTGCCCGGATATGCGGGCAGGGCAACGATTGCGACCTCAATCAAATCAACGTCGGTCAAGGTTCGTGTTTTCCCATCCGCTGACCACACTTGGCCTTCCGGTTCAACGCAGAAGGTGAAGCTGCATTCGTCAAGCAGGCCGCTGCGGACGTTGTTGTAAACTTCTTTATGCAGCGTGGAATTCTTGTCCAACTGAATGCTGAACTTCAGCCCGCGCTGGTCTTCAACAAGGGACAGGCTGCCGTTCTTGGTTCGGCCAAGCAATGCGCCGAAGTTGTGCTGCACCGTGGCGTGAATATCGGTCTTGGCTGCCAGTGAACGCGCAAAAGCTCCGGGCGCGACGATTTCCTTGAACCCGCCAAGGTCATTTGATTCCATGCCGAACGTTGCGGCATAGCCTTCCAGTTTGAAATCGTTGTCTGCGGCCCGCATTTGAAAGCTGCGTCGTTCTGTTTTTGTTTGTGTCGACATACATTTGTCCTCAAGTTGCCGGGCGCGTGTGCCGGGCGAATCAATCTTCGAAATAAACCGTTGCCAGTTCAGCAGCGGCAGTTTTCACAACGTCAACCCATAACTTATGGTTGGCTTCTGCAATCAAAAAGTCAGCGTGGCTTCCGTTCGAGGCGCGTTCCATTTCCCGAACTGCTTCACGTTCAGCGGCGCGGAAATTGCGCAGGTCTTGCAAGCGGCGCTCGAAACGTTCAGCCTGCCCGGCCATGCTATTGCCTGCCTTCGCGCTGCGCCTGCCGGGCACGGTTTGCTTCTATTTCCTGCTTCAGAGCCAGCCTGTATTCGTCAATCACAGCAACAGGAACCTGCCGCTTACCGAACGCATGGTGCGCAAAATCTGCCGGGCCGTCATACCACTGTTCCTCGCTGCCCTGCCGAAAGAACAACATAACTTTGTCATTTATTTTGTGTTTGCCAACGTAGAAGCGCGGCCCGTCAGAAGCTGGCGGCGCTGTCACGCACTGCGGTTGGCTGTTGATACGTTCCACGGCAGCGGGCAGCAGTTCTAAAAGAAGCTGCGCAATCTTCGTGTCTACTTGGTGGAATTCGTGACCGGTTGAAATTACGCGGATGTCCATTGCTTTACTCCTTTGCCGGGTTGCGGCAATCAAAATAACCAAAGGCTGTTAGGGCTGCGGTTTGGCTGCGATGTTTTCGTGCCAATAGCGTTCGAAGCGTTTGTCTGCATTGGCACGCTTAAGTTCTTCTTTGATAGTTGGCAGGCTTTCCAGTTCGGCCACGCGGTTTGTTAGTTGGTGAATGCGGACGGCCTGATAAATTCCATCAGCCACCCCCACAATCACAAATGCGACGAGCAGAATCGTGTGCATGGTTTCCCTTTCCTTATTTGCTGGTTTTTACCGGGTCCGGAACTACGTTAACGCCATTCAAGCCGTCGCTGATTGCCGCAAACGCTTCGTCGTATTCTTTGTCCACTGCTGCCAACCGTTCGGCAGCCGGGCGCGGCCACTGATAAGCAAGGTTGAAACGGGCAACACAAGCCTGCTTGAAACGTTCCACGCCCTTGTCGTATTCCGATTGCGTCAAGGTTTTGCTCATAGTGGTTTCTGCTTTCTGTCCAGCAGCCTTTCCATCACTTGTTCCTGTGTTTCAGGCTCCACAGGCTTGGGCGGTTCCGGCTTCGGCGGCTCCTGCGCACGTTTTGCTTTATCACGGCTTGCCGGGGTTGCTGAAAATTCCTTCAGCATTGCGCGAACGCTGTTGCCCAACTGGACCGCTTGCTTGCCCATTGGGTTCACCACGCGGCGCGTGAACTGTTCCCCGTTTTTATCGAGGCAAATTTCGTCAATCATTTCGCCGTACTTTTCCACTTCGGCGCAGGCCGCTTTCCAGCGAGCAAAAGTTATGCAGTGAACTTCCATTGCTGTGGCGTCCGCGGTCGTCAGTGTTCCGCGCTGCTTTAGCTGTTTGGAAAGTCGCTTCCATTCCGCTTCGGCAACAGGACCCATCCCTTGCGGCATTTTTGGCTTCCCGCCAGTGAACACGGATTCACCACCATTCGCTGCGCGGGTTGGGCGCGTGTTTTTCAGCCAATGCTGGTCGTCAGTAAGTGTCGGGCGCGGCATGTTAGACCTTTGCCAGCTTTGTGCAGGCCAGCGCGAGCTTATAGGCCGCGTTCATATAGCGGGTCGCAATCCGGTTCCGTATTGCGCTGCCAAAGTTGATGCATTCTGCGCGGTGATACTGCGCCAGTGAAACGCCCGCCTTTTTCAGTTCGGCCTTCAAGCGCAGAACGTCCGGGCGCAGTGAGTAGACTTTGGCGAATGCCTTGGCTTCGCGCAACGTCAGATTCTTTAATACAAGGTTGTTCATTTCTGTTCACCCCTTTTTCGGAACGTTTATCAGCACAGAAACCGGGCGTGAACGATACGTCAGCGGCGCTGCTTTTTCTGCGGCTGCCTGTTCACGTTTTTCGTCCCACGGCGGGTCCTGCCGAAAAGCTGCCAACGCATCAGCAATTTTCTTGCGTGCTTTCGCAAGGTTCGCCCGGCTGCTGGCGGCCTTGCGTGCCGTTTTCACGCTGCCCAACGCACGCGCTGCTTCGGTAGTCTGGATAGTCGGCATTTTCGTTAGTGCCCTATCGTTTCTGCACTAGTGTGACGGGTACGTTTTCAGGGTTCCAGACTGGCGTCTAATGTGGCGGCCTGCGCCCGGATTCGGCAACTGAATGGCGGCCAATGTTCCCGCTAAGTCGCTGATAATCGCGGCAAGGTCGCATAATCTTTAAGGCGACCGTGCGCGTGAAATTCGTCGCACGGTTCGCAGTGGAAGCGGTGACCAAAACTCACTCCCCCTAGCCCTCTGATAACAGGCGTCATCCAATGGGCTTCGCAAGTACCCGAACGCTGAAAGCATGAAGTTTGCTGCCAATAGCGTGCAGGAACAGCGCGAAAGCGGGCCGGAATGCGTGACTTTTGGCCGGGCTGCACACGCACTGCGCTGCCTGCTGGCAGCGCAGCGCTGGCCCATGGGCTGCGCAAGTCACACGCGGCGCGGGATAGGCTGCTACTGGTTAGTCTGCTGGTGTAGTGGTTGGGGTGGGTGTTGGTGTTGGTTGTTTCTACCGGGGTTGTTCGGTTGCCGGGCAGTGGGGCAGCGGCGCAAGTTGGGTTGCTTGTTTCCGCAGGGTTGTGGGTTCGGGCGCTGCCAGCCGTTTGCGGGCGTCATGGCGCTGCTGGAGCCTGCGCATATCTGCTGCGGTTCCGCGCCGTGCTTTTGCAATTCCCCAACGCTGCTGTAACCAATCAATTTCTGACAACGGTTCCTGTCCAAGACTGCGCGTGTACTTTGCATAGGAATCGAACGCTTGGAGGTCTAGGTTGTTTTGCATGTTTCCACCAGGGTTATCGGTTGCTGATTTCTACAGTGCGCCGCGTTCCTGCCAGCGTGTAGCTTCTGCCCTTGAATCTGCGGTGTGGTTTTGCCGCTTTCGGCAATGGTTCAATTCGCTGCACGATTGCGCGAACGGTTTCTGGTGTGGTGGATATGTTGCAATGTTTCAGCAGGATGTTGACGATTCTTTCCACTCTGCAACCACAGCCCCAATAGTACCCAACAAGTTGGTCCAGATTCGTCATGCAATTAGGGGTGCAGCCGAGTTCATATTTCTATGCGCCCGGCTGCGCTTCGGCAAGGCTTCTAGCACCATTACAGAAAACTGTTACGTGGATTGTTGCAGGCTGTCGTTGATTTCCTTGCACAGCAGCACAAGCATTTTCTTTCGTTCGATTGGGTTCAGAACTGAAACGATTTGAAAGAATCGTCCTTCAAAGGAAACTACCATCGAAGAATTGACGCCTGCCAAATAGCGGACTACAACCTGATGGGATACTTGCGAAACGAACGAACCGGCAGCAGCGGCGTCCGTTCCGTTCAGTGGTTCCACGCTGGCCCACACTGTTGCAAAGGTTGTACCGGCATCAATGTTCGTTCCGCCCGTGGAATCTTGGGAGCTGGAGCGGTTGATGATTTCTATGCGGTGGCGCAATCGCCCGGCGAATAGAAACGGCGTGTAACGTTGAATGACATTTCCGAACATTGAATTACCTTTCTAGACGTTCGTCACGTTCGTGGCGTAGTTGGCAAAGTTTCCTGCTGCCACATCGAAGGTTACTTGCCCGGCTGTGATTTCAGACGAACTTTCAAAAGTGAAAAGCAGCGGATTCGGCCCTTCTGCGTATGCCGGATAATCGCCGTAGATACTGGCAAACGCCAGCACAGCACCAACCCATATCCCAAGGCCGGGTACGTTCGTCACCCAAGCGACCATTCCTTGGACGCCGGTATCGCCGGACAAAGGGTAGGCCATCTTATTGCAGTTCCTTCTGTATGTTTTTCAGAACGCGCTGAACATGCAGGCGGGTGCTTGGGCGCAGGCCGCTGCTTTTGCTGATTTCAGCCAAGATGGCTGCGTGTGCGCGGGCGTGCTTCTGCCGATACGCGATTACCGCAGCGCTCAGCTCATCGGAATTTGGAATCAGAACATCACCACGTTCGCCCTTGTCGCCCTTTGGCCCTTGCGGCCCTAATTCGCCTTTCGCACCGGCTGGACCTTGTGCGCCAACTGCGCCATCATTGCCGGGCTTTCCCGTTTGGCCGGGCAATCCGTTCGCGCCGTTTCGTCCTGCCGGGCCAACGCTGCCATTCTTGCCGGGTTCGCCCTGAACGCCGGGCACGCCCTGCGGCCCACGTTCTCCTGCGTCGCCTTTTAATCCGCGTTCGCCCTGTGGTCCTATTTCCGTGATTGGCTGGCAAGACAGCAGGCCGTTTAGATTGACCAGCCGCCCGTCACCAACACACACAAAACTTTCGCGTGTATCACTGGTAAAAAATAAATCGCCCACTTCCGAACGCGATGGAAGTTTGCTGGCCTTCATTGTGTAGAACTTTGGCATTGTGTTCACCCTTCCTTTTTGGGTAGGAGGCGGGCGCGTTGATTAGTCCGCGCCCTAGCCCGCTTGCGTGGGCTGCCTTGTCGGGCACGTGTGACAGGTTTTGTTTCTATCTGCCGGGGTTGTTCGCGCAGCGGGGACCAATCCACGTCCGTGCAATCGTTCGGCAAGAACAGCATCGGAATACGCGGCCCGTTCATGCCGTGGCCGATTTCTCACGGTATCCCAAGTCCGCGAAAATCTGAACAGGCCGATTAATGAAAAACTGACGGCCGCCTGAACCTTCGGCGGCAGTTCTAGCGTCGTAGAAATCGGCAAACAGAACCACTGCCTGCCCGTTGGGCAAAACTACGCCGTGCGGGCCGTCACCGGAAATCGTAGCGGCAGGGTGCTTTTTTGCTGCGCGTTCTTGATAGTAGGATTGTTCAGCCATAACGCTATGTCCGGGCCGTGTGATGGGGGTTGCTGTTGCTGTTGGTTCTGCCCCACGCGGCAGCGTGAGCGGATTCTTAAGGGTGCTAACCCTTAAGAGATTCACCGAGAAGAAAGCGAAGCGCCCAAGGCGCGACAGCGCCGCCCATGTGAACGGAGCGAAGCCCGGTATCGTTCGCTTGTTTTCTTTTCTAAACATCTTCTGATACTGCGTATCAGACTGCTTGGCTCCGCGCACAGGGAGGGGTTCAGGGAACCACGGCGGAGGGGTCCAACGTGTTTACCCTCCGCCGTGGCGGAGGGGTAGGCCTCCGCGCACAGGGAGGGCGCACTAGTAGTTTTCGCCAAGTTCTTTCACTTCTTTCATGTATTTGTAGAACCGGCCAAAATAACCCTTATGGCTGCGAATCTGACCGGCTGGACCTGTGTCAATGTTCTGCCAGAATCCTGCGCACAGTTCTAGAATTCGTTCGTCGTTCGGTTCCACATTGCGCAGCGCCTTCAGCATGTTCGTGTACCACTGAACCTTTCCGTCGGTGAGTGCATTCAACTGCACAGCAAGCGGGTCATTTTCGTACGGCATTTCTATTCGGGTACAGCATTGGCCGGGGTGACGTTGCTGCCATTCAGGATTTGTGCGCGTGTGCTGAATGGGTTTGTACACGACAGGGCTGTTAGGCGGCGCAAGCAATTCTTCGAAGAAGCCTGTATCGCGCAGCATGTGAACACCAGAGCGAATCGACTTAACGTTTGCATTAAAATATTTTGCCAAGTTTTCAAGCGAAGGACGGTAGCGTTTTGTCTTCCATGCCACGAGCAGACCATGGTTGTATATCCGTTCGGCGTATGCGGCCCCTGCACCTTGGAACCGGGCGAAGTGCCAACCTGCGGTGCAGTAATAAGGCGAATCGTCGTCTGGTTCGGCAGGCTGCAACGCTGCCAGAACTTCAGCCTGCTTATCCGCCTTCACAAGGACGCAAATTTGTTCGGCGTTTAGGCCGTAAGGATTTTTGCTCATCTTTCCTTTGGAATGGGAACCCGGCCCCGTGTGGAGCCGGGCAGGAAAAAGCACGCAACGCCTGCGTGATTCTGTGCGTTCGCCGCGCACGGAATGTCTAGAAATGTTTTTGGACAGCGTTTCATTTTCCCTTGTTCCCATTACCTTCCGGCGAAGAAAGGTTGGCACGTTATAACGTGTGCGCCTCCACGATTTGTAATTCACCTTTGGAAAGTTTGCGAACAGCCCACCGGTGCAGGTACGTTGTAAAGTGTGTGCCTGAAACCCACTGAAGTACCAGATAGCTGTTACGAATCCCGCGCCAGACGCCCGCCTAAACTGTCGGCCACGCTGCAAGCTTGGTGCTGCCAGCACAGACCACCGGGCATATCAGCAAAACGTTGACATGGGCGTGTACCAAAACCCCACGCGGAACGACCGGCACATCTTGGGCGGGCAGCGCCGGGTTGATAAGCGCGGGCGGATTGTTCAACACCGCCGAACAATGTCACAGGAATGTTCTGATTCAGCATCAGGTATCGAACGCGACCATCAATTACTTGCGCAAGCACATCGTTCTTTATTTTTTCGTCGAAGTTCTTGCAGGCCGTGTCGGCAGTTTTTACCTGAATCCGAAAAATGCGACCGCTTCCACAGTTAGCAAGCAAATCCACCGGGCCGTTAGGAGATAGGTTTCGGAATACACGAAACCCTTTGGCCATCAAATCAGCGGCGACAAGCAGTTCACTTGCTGCTCCAATATCTCCGGTGCTTGGTCTATCCACGGGCAGCCGCCTTGGAAATCCTCTGTGATGCGCCGTTGCCGTGGTTCCGCGCCCAAGCAAGGACAGTTTGCTTTTCAAATCGGATGTATCGCCCAAGGCGCAGGCAGGGCAGTGGGTCGCGCTGGCGGGTTCTGCACTTTTCGTAAATCCAACCGACGGACGTACGCAGCAACGCAGCTACTTCTTCGGGTTTCAGAATTTCAGCAGTGGGCGGAACGGAAACAGATTTCTCCCTAGCCATGTGGGTTCCTGAATTTTGGATTGGCTAGGTTCTGGCCCTTCGGCTGGCCGGTTGACTACGGCCCGGAATGACGCATCCTGTTCGCGAATAGGCTTGTTGCAACCCACGGGTGGGGCGGGTTTCACCTAGCGGACGCAGCCTTGCGCCCGGCATGGGTTAATCATAGCAGGACCGCTTGCCCGGATTCAACGCATTTCTTTTGGCCTCTACAGGCGCAAGTGGGCTGCATATAATAAGGAACGTGAAACACGGGAACATCCGAAAGCGCCATGGTTCATGGCAACTGCGCTACTATGCCACCGAAATTGGCCCGGAAGGAACGCCGGTACGCAGGCAGATTACGCGAACACTGGCGCGTGTAAGCGACGAATATAGAACCGCAAAAGATTGCTGGCCCTTGGCCGATGACATCCTCGTGCCGGTTCGGCGCAGCGCCGCGCAGCCCGAGGGCAGCCTAACAGTTTCGGAGTTCACTGAACGATACTTCTTGCCATTCATTAAAGCCAAGCGGAAACCATCAACGCACAAATTCTATAAGGAGGCGCACGCCAACCACGTGCGCAACCGCGTGGGGTTCATTCGGCTGCGGGAATTTACAACCCGCCATGCGCAGGAAGTTCTGGACGCCACGCCCTTGACCCATCAAAGTGTGCTGCGGATTAAAACCACAATGTCCGCAATTTTCAGCTATGCAATCCGGTTGGGATTCGTTCACGGCGCGAACCCCGTTCGCGAATCGAAGGCGGAAGGAACCCGCAACGACCCGCAGCAGTATGCCTACACGTTTGACGAAGTGCTCTGGATGCTCAAGAACCTTGCCGAACCGGCCCGCACTGTGGTCGGTGTGGCCGCGTTCGCCGGGCTGCGCGAGAGCGAAATCCGGGGCTTGAAATGGGAAGATTACACGGGTGATTCCCTGCACGTGCGGCGGTCAATTTGGCGCACGCATATAGGCGAAACGAAAACGCCTGAAAGCAAAAACGCTGTGCCGGTTGTCGCGCCGCTGCGCAAGCTGCTTGACCAGCACAAGACCACGGCCAACGGCGCTGCTTGGATATTCGCGGGCGAGAAGAAAGGGTTCGCCCTGCATTTAGACAACCTGTGCCGCCGTGAAATCCGGCCCGTGCTTGGTGACCGCTGGCATGGCTGGCACGCATTTCGCCGTGGCCTAGCCACAAACCTGCACGAACTCGGCGCGGCGGATAAGGTCATTCAAACGATTCTTCGCCACTCGAATGTTTCAACCACGCAGAAACATTACATAGTGTTAAAATCACGGAAAGCGGGCGCTGCGGCCATGCGAAAACTGGAAACCGCGCTAGTGAATAAGGGCCAGATAAGGGCCAGCAGGAAAAGCAAAAAGCACTGA